GCCGTAGCGGTCACCCATCATCCAACGGTCAGTGTATGCCGGTATTTGAACACGTTCGGTCATGTGGTGCCCCCTCACTTGCCGTTGCGTGCGGCGCTAGTCGCGCCTGTGCGATATGCGGCCAATTCGGCCTTGCGGATCGCGGCGATGATTTGCTTCTGGCTCATTGTGATACCCTTAGGTCAGATGGCGCGGATGGAGAGAATGCGGCCGACGAAGTGGCGGCGATGGAGACACACGGCATCCAATGGGCTGTCTGCCCGCTGAACGTCGATGCACGCGTTTCCCCATTGGCCTATGTGGTGGATGAGATATGTGTGCATGTGTTGCCCCTTAGGCTTGTTCGATGATGTCGAGATAGGCGGAGAAGGTTTCTTCGGTCGCGGTGTTCTCAAAGGCGTGCGCGAAGCCTACGGCGGCCTTCCATTCATCGCTGCCCCATTGGGTATTCGCGGCGATGGCTGCGAGGCGGAGGTATTCGATGGCTGCGGCTTGCGGTGTCATTAGGCGCCCCTTGGCGGTTAGTGTCCCGTGGCAATTCCCTGCCCGGTGTGAAGAGACCATAGGCTCAGCCGTTCCCCCGCGTCAACCGAATAACGACTGCGTGTGTCGCATGGCTGCTATGCGTTCGCGTGGGTCGTGGGGAGTCCGTGGGGAGGCGAGGGGATTGGCCTAGGCCACCCTAGCGGCCGGGCGGGAATAGCGGCTCCTAGGGGCTCGCTGGGGCTCCTGGGGCCTATTGAGCCGGTGTCGCCCATATAAGGCCCGATGCCCCACCCGCGCTGTTACACTATTACACCCGATACGGCCCTACCATCAGGTAGATTACACCCGGATGATATTCCCCGACCATTGCACCGCACGCGCGCCCTGGTAGCGCCGCGCCCATAGGCCCGAACGCCCCATTGCCGGTTATGATAACCGGAGGAATGCCAGCGATGCCAAGGGGATGGGCACGGTGCGGGGGAATGGCGCGGGGGACTAGGGGGAAATTTAGGGTCCCATCTGGCGATAGGGGACCCTTTTTGGCGTCAAGCCCCGACGCGGCTTCAAGCCTTCTCGGCTTAAAGGGCGGCGGCGGCGGAGCTTACGCCTGCGGTGTCTCTGTCCGAAGTCTGTGTACGAGTTTCGGACCCTGGGTCCCATCCGCGGGTCCCATCTGGGCAACATTGGGTCCTAGCGTGGTTCCTTATTTCGGGGCAACCGAACGTTTTAGGGCTACTTTGGGTCTATATGCTGTAATATCAATGCCTTACGACCTTTTCCAACCACGTTATACACCAGAGGCGCCGATTGATGTGCCTCGTATTCGATTACCAACTCTCCCCAGGACCCCAAGGTGCCCTTAGAGACAGCTACCTACGTTTCGGACCTCGTCACGTCCAATCCTGCCTCGTCCGACCAGATGGCTAATGCTGACGACCACCTGCGGCTCATCAAGGCGACCCTCAAGGCCACCTTTGGCCACACTGGGGCCCTGACGAACTCTGACAATCAGCTGGTCCCCGCGGCCGGCACACTGACCAAGCCGGCCTATTCGTTTGCCGCCGAGCCCACCCTGGGCTTCTACCGATCCGGCGCTGGCGTCGTCAGCCTCGCTGGTGGACGCCTCAAGGGCGGTGCCGACACTGGCTCGGTCCAGATGTTCCTCAAGGAGCCCGCGAGCCTCGGCAAGACCACCACGGACACCGGCAAAGACTATCTGGAGCTGAACGGCGCGACGTACAACGTCAGCGACTATCCGGCTCTCGCCGCGTTCCTCGGTGTCGCCTCGGGCACCTTCACGCTCGACGACATGCGCACGGCAGGCCGCTTCCCGCGCTCGCGCACGGCCGCGGTTGCTGAGCGCACGACCCAAGCGAATACCGTGGGTCCGCATACGCATCCTGACGTCACGCCGACGACTGCTGCGGAGCCGCAGGAGCACACGCACACGTTCTCCGGCACGACTGGCGCGATGAACTCTAACGCATCGCACGTCCACAACTACACTGGATACGATGGCGGCGCTAATAACGCGGGCGGTGCGCCGGGCGGCCTCTTTGGCGGCGTCCACACAACCGACCCGACGAACACCGACCACACGCACAGCTTCAGCGGCACCACTGCGGGCCGCTCTGCAACGCATAACCACACGGTCACCGTGAGCACCCCGGCGAACACTGGGACCACCGAGACCCGCCCGGAGGCCATCGCCTTCGTGTTTGCTGTGAAGACCTGATCCAGTTTCGGATCGGTCGCCGCGGACCATGGGGGTAAGGGGGCCTTATAGATCTTAAAGATCCTTAAGGCTCTCTAAGTCCTCTTACGGTCAATCATCATAGAATTATAAATTAGAATATTCCTAAGTTCTTCTTAGGGATCCTAAAGGACACCTCTCGTGCCTCTAGCTCGCCTAAGGGACCTTGCCTCTAAGGGCATTGTCACCGATCAAGACCCGTATAGCCTTCCGGTCGGTGCATTCTCTGCTGGTGTGAACGTAAGGTTCCGCAACAACAAGATTACGCCGGCTCCGGTGTTCAGAGCTGTGAAGCAGCCGTTGGCGGAAGCCAATCCCCGCTACTCCTTCACCGCAGGCATCGGAAGCAGCAACAACGACCTCTTCCTGGGCTATCGCTCGGGACGTGTCTACTACTACGCCAACGGGGTCGAGTCCGACTACTCCCCCACAGGCTACGTGTCCAGCGACGTGGAAGCGAACTGGACCTCATACACCATCGGCAACTTGGTCTATGTGAACCGTGAGGATCGTCCTCCGTGGTACTTGCTACCATCCGAGACCAAGTTCAAAGATATCAGCGCCGCGTCATACGCAACACCTGCCGACAAGTGGGACCCAACGTGGTCCGCTAGGATCATCGCGCAGTGCGGTGGTGCAGTCGTTGCGCTGAACGTGACGAAGGGCCCCACGTCCTACCCGACGATGGTGAAGACCTCGTCCATCGTGCAGAATGGCCAGATCCCAGCTTCATGGGACATCACGGACCCCGCCACGCTCGCCTCAGAGAACATCCTGCAGGCCATGGACGGACAAATCACCGACGCGTGCCAGCTCGGCAGCGACTTGATCATCTACGGCCAGCGCGAAGCATGGCGTATGCACGCTGACGGCTCCATCGAAGTCTTCTCGTACACGAAGCTGTCGTCCGCGAAGGGCGTCTTGAACACGAACTGCTCCATCGAGCTGGACGGCAAGAACTACTGCTTCGGAATCGACGACATCTGGATGCACGACGGCATCTCAGAGGACAGCCTCTGCGACGAGCAGACCCGCGACTTCATCTTCGGCTCGCTGAACATCTCGATGGCCGACAAGTGCTGGGTGCAGTTCAACCCGCGCCTCAACGAGATCATGTTCGGTTACGTCTCGGGCGATCCACTCGTGAAGTTCAAGGACGTCAACGGCTGCAATCGCGCCGCGGTCTACAATCTGACCAACAAGACTTGGTCCTTCAGCGATATGCCGTCCATCTACTCGTACGATGACGGCCCGGTGTCCAACCTGCTGACCTACGCGACCGTCAGTGCCACCTACGAGGACATCGGCGGCTCGTATCAGGATCAGGAGGACGGCGGCAAGCGCGTCACCGTGTGCCTGGGCGACGGCAATACCGAGTACGGCCTGCAGCCCACGCTCTACGCCTTCGACGTGTTCGGGCAGGGCTCTGTTGCTCCGTATCCGGTAGATGTCAACGCCACCGCACCGGTCTATCTGGAGCGCACGGGCCTCGACCTCGACGAGCTGGGTGCCGAGCTGCGCCAGTACAAGCTCCTGCGCTCCATCTATCCGCAGGCGCGTGTCGACACCACGGGCGGCAACTCGCTCATGATCTCCGCAGGCTCCTCGGACGACCCGAATGCCGACGAGCCCAACTGGGGCGACTACCAGCCCTACGATGGCGTGGACAACCAGAAGATCGATGTGAACACCGAGGGCCGCTGGCTCGCGCTTCGGATCCTGTGGAATGACTTCCGCAGCTTCGTGCTCACCGGTCTCGACCTCGACATCAGAACGACAGGCGGACGCTAATGGCCACCAAGATCCCAACGTACGTCCCGCGGCCGATGGGCACGCTCGACGCCAACCAGCAGAAGTATCTGCAGGCCGAGCTGGCGGGCATCTCCCAATCCATCAAGGCTCTCGTCGCCGAGATCGAGAGGATCAACGCGGTCCTCACGGCCCATGGTCTTTCTTAAGCGCCACCTCGCGCACGACACGGACTACTGCACGTTCGAACTCGACGACTATAGAAGTGATGAAGGCCGGCAGATGCTCATCGCGCATCTCCGCGTACACAAGTGGTCCCACAGTTATCTCCGACGCATCGCTCATGACTGGGCGGTGTTTCGACAGGCGGTCACCGTGCCGCTTTTCGCCAGCCCGATGCAGGACGACCCTCGCTGGGTCAAGTTTGTTACCCTGATGGGCTGGCGTCCCTATTCGACGGTGCTCTGCCACGACGGCATTGAGCGCCCTCTCTACATCCACACAATCTAGGAACCCAAATGGGCTCGTCCACTCAAGAGACCTCTAAGAACGAGAGCACGACCCCGTGGGCTCCGCAGGCCGCCGCGCTCACCGATGCATTCGGTAAGGCCCAGACCGCTTATGGTCAGGCCTCGCAGGCGCAGGCGCCCACAGATTTCGTCGCGCAGTTCACGCCCGACCAGCTCAAGAACTTCCAGTCGATGCTCGGCTACGGAAGCAACACCTCGACGGCCGGCACGTCCGCCACTGGCGGCGCCCTGCAGACCGCAGGCACCAACGCGACCCAGGGTGCCCTTAGCGGCCTCACGAATTACGATCCGACCAAGCTGAACAACACTGGCTCCATTGTCGACGCCGCGAACAAGTACGTCGCCGGCCAGGACATCGACAGCCAGGTCAACAACGCGATGCTCAACGCGCGCCAGACGGCACGCGACGTGACCCTTCCGGGCATTGATCAGAACGCAGCGATCAGCGGCAACTCCAACAGCTCGCGCACTGGCATCGCCCAGGGCCTCGTCGAGCGTGGTCTTGCTCAGCAGTCCGCAGACCTCGGGGCATCCCTACGGTCCCAGGCGTATCAGCAGGGCCTCGGCCTCGCATCGTCCAACGCCAACGCCAACAACGCGAACTCGCTGGGTGCCCTCACGGGCGCCGCGGGTGCCGGAACGAACGCCGCGAACTCCGGTGTCAACGCATCGTCCTCCGCGATCAACGACCAGGGCAACCTGTTCAATCTCGCAGGGCAGGGCGCCTCCGGGCAGCAGCAGGCCACCCAGGCTAACCTCGACAATCAGAACGCACAGTTCCAGAGCGGCACGTCGGCGCCTTACGCCGCCCTTCAGCAGCTCATGGGCATCATCGGCTCAAACAACTGGGGCGGGCAGACCTCTGGCACCTCGACGACCACGAAGACACCTTCGGCGTTCGAGACCATCGGCGGCCTCATCGGTGCCGGCGCGGGCGCAGCCAAGCTGTTCTCCGACGAGCGCCTCAAGACCGACATCAAGCGTGTCGGCACGCTCGACAACGGGCTCCCCGTGTACACCTTCCGCTACCGCGGCTCCTCCAAGATCCAGATGGGCGTCATGGCCCAGGACGTCGAGCAGGTCAAACCTGACGCCGTTGAGGACTTCGGCTCCTACAAGATTGTTGACTACGAGAAGGCCACTGCATGATTGGCTCCCCGAACCGCGCCACATCGTGGCTCTCTTGGGCTCAGACGCCCCGCGAACAGGGCGGTTTGGGGCTCGCACCGCATCAGGCGGCCGGCATCGTCGGCAACCTAGTCCACGAGAGCGGTCAGGATCTCAACCCTTGGGGTCCGACCGGCGACAACGGCACCGCCTGGGGCACTGCGCAATGGCGCGGTGACCGCCTCGCGCGCCTGAAGGCCCGTCCGGACTATCAGACCACTGAGGGCCAGCAGGCCTTCATGCGGGAAGAGCTGGACGGCTCCGAGAACAAAGCATACCGCGCGCTCCAGGCAGCGAAGACGCCTGAAGAGGCCGCACACGCATGGGACGCACTCTACGAACGCTCTGACGGCGCGACGCGCTCACAGCGCATGGCCTCGGCCCGCCAGCTCATGGCGCAGTTCGGCGGCGCAGCTCCCGCGTCCGAGGACCCCGGCGCACTCACGTCCTCATTCGCACCAACAGAGAAAACTTCAATGCCCGCACTCAGTGCTGACAACGCTATCGGCTTCGGCGCGCTGAGCAACCCAGAGAGCCAGAAGGGTCTCCTCGGCCTCAACGTTAGCGACAACACCTACGACGGCCTGATGGGCATCGCATCGTCGCTATCCGGCATCAGCAACCCTGATCAGGCGAAGGCGCTCATCGCGCAGCAGGCCGCCAACAAGAAGGTCGCTGGCGACACCGGCTCGTGGTCCGTCCACACGTTCCCCAACGGCCAGTCGGTACTCATGAACAGCAAGCGCGGCATGCTGCCCCTCCAGGGCAACTACGCGAAGCCTGAGGCCGACGAATACGAGAAGGCCGCGAAGGTTGCAGGCGCCAAGTCCAATCAGGATTACGGTGACAGCATCGCCTCTGCCGGCGCTAACGCTAACGGCCTCGCCGGAGACGTTGCCACGCTGAAGCAGGTGTACTCCAACCCAGCGGTCTACCAGGGCCAGGGCGGTGAGTGGGTGCAGAGCGCCCGCAAGCTGTACGCAGGCATCAGCGGCGACACCGAAGGCGCCAAGAACATCGCAGACGGCGACATCGCCAAGGCGCTCAGCAACAAGCTCGCACTCAAGCTGGTGCAAGACACCGGCAGCGGCAAGCTGCTCCCCGGCTCGTTCTCGGATAGCGACCGCGAGTTCGTCAAGCAGATGACCACCTCGCTGAACAACAGCCCCGAGGCCAACCAGCGGCTCATCGCCATCTACGAGCGCACAGTTCAGCGCGCGCAGGAGGCCGAGCTTGCACGGCAGGCGCATCTCGACGGCAACGGCGGCATCTACCGCCCCACCATCCGTGGGGAGATCGGCCAGTTGAACAAGAAGTGGGCCGACGAAGACAAGGCTCGTGGTGAAGCAGAGGCGAAGGCTCCGGCCGCAGCGCCAGCCGCTAAGCCCGCAGCAAACTCATTCAAGACCAAATCAGGCGTAACCTGGAGCGTCCACTAAATGCCCACCCTCACGATTAACGGGAGGCAAGTCTCTGTCGACGACAGCTTCCTAAGCCTCCCGCGTGAGGAACAGGACGCCACGGTCGAAGAGATTGCCAAGTCCATGCCAGCGCAGGAGCCCTCGGGCGCCATGGCCGGCGTTAAGCACGGCGTAGCACAGCTCGCCCACGGCGTCGCCGAGACTGCCAAGCAGAACTTCGGCATCGGCGAAGGCTTCGACAAGCGCGACCCCAACTACGTCCCCGCGGACCCGTACAAGCCGAGCCAGTGGGGCCAGCTCATCGCTGAGAACCTCCCGAGCATGGGCGGTGCCATCGCAGGCGGTAAGGCCGCTGCGGCCATGGCTCCCGGCAAGTTCAAGATCCCCGCGGCCCTCCTGGGCGCGACGGGCGCCGGCTGGCTCATGTCGTCCGGCGACACCATCAAGGAACGCGCGGCCAACAACGGCCACGAGGAGCCGAGCACCTCAGACAAGGTCATCGGCAACCTCACCGCAGGCGCAGGCGCCGCAGCCAGCGCTGTCCCCGCAGCTCGCCTCGTCCCCGGCCTCAACAAGGTCGCAGGTGCAGGTGGCCAAGCGGCGGCGAGCGCCCTCACGAAGGCCCTGACCACCGTTGGTTCGGGCGTCGCGGGCGGCGCTGCCTCAGACCTCGCCACGCAGGTCGGCACCACGGCCGGTACTGACCAGGGCCTCACCGTCGACCCCGCGCGGGTGGGCGGCGCAGCCATCACTGGCGGTGTTACGTCCGGCGCCTTAGCGACGCCAGCCGCAGCCGGCGACCTCGTCCGCGCAGGAACGCTCCGCAAGTATATCGGCGAGAACGAAGCCGCCTCCAAGAACTACGCGACGCGCCTTGAGACGGCCGGCAACGGCGACCTCGGGAACGCGAAGGTAGACGAGGGGGCCCACCAGCGTGTTGTGGCCGACCTCAAGAATGAACTCGGCACCGCCGCGTCCAACGTCGGCAAGCAAGTCAGCCTGACGCAAGAAGCCCAGAACACTCTCAGCGCGCTCCAGCGCGGCGAGAAGGTTACCCCGGCAGAAATCGCCAGGATCGACAGTGAGACGGCCGGCGCCCCAGATGGTGCAAATACGGCCCTGCTGTCCCGCACGTTGCACGTCGCCGACATGGCTGGCGAGCGCGGCGGCCACAGTAACCGCGGCTGGGCTGGCGGCATGTCCGGTATCATGGACAAGAACCTCGGCTTCCTGCTGAACCCCGCGCGTCTAGCCGGTGGTGCTGCAGCGACCGCCCTGGGCATGCACTTGCTCGGCACCAGCAACCCGCTGTTCGGCGGGGCCCTCGCAGGCACCTATGGCGCCGCGCGCATCGTCGACAACCTGACGGGCATGCGCTCGCCGGGCAAGACGTTCGCCGACCACTTCGCCGACCGCAACGCTCAGCTTCGGATCCCCGCGCAGCAGCCCCAGGCCCCCACGCCCCCGCCGCCTCCTGGCGGGCAGGCGCAAGGACCGTGGGGACCGAAGCCTCTTCCGCAACAGTCCGTGCCCCAGGCTGGGCCGCAGCCCGCGCCTCCCCAGGCGCCCCAGGTGCCCCTTACACCTGGCACTCTGCCATGGAAGGCGCCCCAGGTCGCGCAGCTCCCGAACATCAGCCCGATAGCGCTCAACAATCTGCAGCAGACACTCAAGGCTGGCCTCCCTGCAGCTCCCTCGGAGCCCGCAACACCACCGCCCGCACCGCAGATAAACCCGCTCGACCTCCCGTCATCCATCACGAAGTCCGCCAAGAACCTCATGGGCGGCGCCGCGAAGGTGCAGGAGATCCGCGAGAAGGAGCAGGCCCGCACCGCGGTCGCCGGTCTCCCGTCGCCCCTCGTGGACGGCGCGCCGCTCGATGTCACGCAGAACCCGATGGTGGGCAAGCGAGCCTCACAGCTCGTCAGCGCCTCCAACGCTCTACGCAAGTACACCGGAGCCGACGTCGCCGAACGTGAGCAGGCCCAGGCAGAAGCCCAGGCCGCGCGTGAAGAGAAGGCCGCCGCCAAGGCTGCCGAGAAGCAGAAGACCGCAACCGAACGTGCGCAGGATATGGCCGCGCGTGCCCAGGTGAAAGCTGAAGCTGCCGCTGCAAAGGCCGAACAGGTCAAGCAGAAGGAAGCCGCGAAGGTCGAGCTGGTGAAGGCGAAAGCCGAAGCCAAGGCCGCAAGCGACAAGGTGAAAGCCGCCGCTCTGAAGGCCAAGGCGCCGAAGCCACAGGCCGCCCCCGAGGCGCCGAAGGCCGAAGCACCGAAGGCCGAGCCGGCAGAGTACGCGCCCATCGCAGACGATCTGTTGACCCGCAAGGGCCTCAGTGACGATCAGGTGGCCGCGCGTGAACTCTCCGACTACGAGCCCGGCCTCCGCAAGCAGTACTCCAAGAAGATCGTTCTCCGGCGCTCGGCGCTGCGGAACGCGCTTGAGGATGCAGCGTTCTCGGCCAACGACGTCGACAGCTCCGCAATCGGCAAGCTGTATCACCAGATCGACCACAGCCACAGTCAGTCGGAAGTCCAGCGCCACATCGCGCACTGGACGTCCAAGATGGACCCCGCGACCAAGCAGGCCATCCACGACGCCGTGGCGCCCCTACTGAAGCTCTGGAAAGAATGACAAAGACGCCCGCGAGGGGGGCCAAGAAGTACAAGAAGGTCCCCCTCTTCGGCCGAGTAGACAAGCGTCGCCAGCCGCGTCCCGACATCAGCGCCCTCAAGAAGGCACAGTGGCAGGACCCCGAGTTTCGCGCACGCCATGCAGAGGCGATGAGTGCCTCGCACAAGGCCGATCCAACGAAACACTCCCGCGTAGGTGTCCCCACCGGACACACACGTGAATCCGTGGCGCCCCTATGGGCGCGCGCACGCGAACTAGCAGACAGGTTTATCCAGATCATGAAAGACAAAGGCGAACTGCCCGAATACGAGTTTGTCGATGTCTCGGACGATGGTGACATCCACACCGTCAAGGTCCCGACAAGCGACACCGGCAAGGCCGAGGCCGCGCTGCGTGAGACTTTCGTTCTCGCAGTCGGCCCGTCAGATCAAAAGATTAAAATCCAGGCCCTGAATACGATCCTGGCCTACACCAAATCAAAGCCTGAGGCCAAGACGAAGCTCACGGTCAACCCGATGTCGTTCCTAGACGACCTCGATGACTGATACGGCCACCCCAGAGCAGCGCGCCAAGCGCAAGCGTCTGCGGGATGACTTCGAATACTGGGCGAAGCACTGCTGCAAGATCAGGTCGAAGGATCAAGAGATTGTCCCCCTCGTCCTGAACTCCGTGCAGAAGCGCTTCGTCGACGACATCATCCGCATGGAAGAGGCTGTCGGATACCTGCGCTTCGTCGTGCTCAAAGCGCGACAGCAGGGGCTCTCGACCGTCATCTCCGCTTGGCAGTACTTCAGGTTGTCACAGCGCAAGGCGTCCAAGGGCCTCGTGATGGCACACGAAGCGCTCGCCACCCAGACGTTGTTCGATATGTATAATCGAATTCACGAGGGTGTGCCTGCGGTTGTAAAACCACACACCAAGTACAGCTCACGCACCGAGCTGGTGTTCGACGCCCTCGACAGCGCGCTCCGCGTTGCTACCGCAGGCGGTCGTGGCGTGGCCCGTGGTGAAACCCTCACCGTGGCTCACCTCTCCGAGGTCGCGTTCTGGCCCACAGCATTCGCAAACGCCAACTTCAACGGTCTCGTTAAGGCCGTGCCGAAGACCAAGGGCACCGCAGTGTTCCTAGAGAGCACCGCGAACGGCATGACCGGCATCTTCCACGAGATGTGGTTGGCCGCCGAGGACGGCACGAGCGGCTACTGGCCGTTTTTCTCCGCGTGGTTTGAGAGCCAAGAGTATCGCACTCCCGCTCCAGCTAATTTCCAGCGAACCCCCGAGGAAGAGGAGCTGATCAAGCTCTACTTCGACAAGGGCCTCGTCGACAACGACCAGCTCTTCTGGCGCCGCCAGGAGATCGCGACCAACGGCCTCGACCTGTTCAAGCAGGAATACCCGTCGTGTCCCGAGGAAGCATTCCTCTCGACCGGTCGTCCTGTGTTCAACCTCGACTACATCCACGAACGCCTCCGTGATCCAGAGCGCAAGCAGCCCGTCACCTTGATGGCTGTCGAGCCCGTGTACGACGAGAAGTCCGGTAAAGAACTCCCGCTGCGTATCCTCAGAGAAGACCCGAGGGGCGAGCTTAAAGTGTTCTATCCCGTTGACGCCTCCGAGACATACGTGATCGGCGCCGACGTGGGCATGGGCATCAAGGGCCAGCAGAAGGGCGGCGGTCGCAAAGACGGTGACCCATCGGTCGCGCAGATCCTCGACAGCCAGAAACGGCAGGTCGCGGTGTGGCGCGGCATCGTTCACCCCGACGTATTCGCCAAGATCCTCATAGCTCTCGGCTACCACTACAACAGCGCGCTCGTCGCGCCTGAGCGTAACAACCACGGCCTCGTGACCTGTATCGCGCTGCGCGATGCGGACTACCCGTATCTCTACACGGACTTGGCCGAAGGCACGCTTGAAGCCGGCAAGGAAACGATCAAGCTCGGCTTCCTCACGAACGAAGCCTCCAAGCCCCTCATCATCGACGGCCTCCGCGCATCCGATCGCCAACGCGAAATCGAGATCAACGACGAGACCACGTTGAAGGAGATGATGACCTTTGTCGTGACAGAGGCCGGCAAGATGGAAGCAGACGGCAACATGCACGACGACTGCGTGATGGCCCTCGCCATTGCGAACTACGCCCACGAAGGCGTGTGGTCGCCCGTCGCTGTCACTGACGACTTTTACTCAGAAGCAATTTAAAGGACAATGGCGAAGAAGCCAGCTATTCTAACGTTCGAGGAGATCTACGCCAAGGTCTCCGCGAAATCGACAAGCAGTGTTAGCTGGTTCGACAGCCGTCTCGCCCGAGAGCGTGAACGCGTCACCCGCTACATCAACGGGGATCTGCCCAAGCGCACCAGCGAAGGCTCAAGCTCCTACGTCTCGTCGGATGTCTTCGACAGCGTCGAGATGCAGCGCTCGCAGCTGCTGGAGGTGTTCGCAGGCGGCGACCACATCGCGCAGTTCGATCCTGATCAGGACATGAATGCCGAGATGTGCCGGGTCGCAACCGAGTATGCGTCCTACGTCATCTTCCGCGCCAACCCCGGCTTCAACATCTTCAGCAACGTCATGTACGACGGCCTCACGGCCCGTGCGGGCATCGCGAAGATCTACTGGGAAAAGAAATACGACTACGCCGAAGAGACGTTCGGCCCCATCTCGTATGAGGACGCGCACGCTCTGGCCGCCCAGGACGACGTTGACGAGTTCAACGCGGACCTCGACCCGGCAACAGGAGGCTTCTCAGGCACCCTGACGCGCAAGAAGGATGTCAGCAAGACCTGCATCGATCCAATCGCTCCCGAAGAGTTTCTGATCGAGCCCCTGGCCACTTGCATCCTCGACGCCAAGTACTGCGGCCACCGCACGCCCAAGACGCGCGCGGAGCTGATCGACATGGGCATCGACAAGAAGCTCGTGATGTCGCTGCCGTCCGACGAGGCCAAGGAGCTGCAGTTCAGCCCCGAAGTCCTCGCGCGCACGGCGCCGACGCACAGCAACGATGCCGACACCGACGCCATCGACCAGTCACAGGAATATATCGTCCTGTACGAGAGCTATGTGCGTATGGAGATCGACAGCTCTAAGGGCGCGCGTCTCTACAAGATCCTCCACGCAGGCGGCAAGATCCTTGAGAAACCTGAAGAGGTCGACAAGGCACCGTTCCTGGCCTACGTGCCACTTCCTTTGCCTCACGTCTTCTACGGCCACAACTTCGCGGCCCGCGTGATCCACACGCAGAACGCCAACACGGTCCTCTTCCGCGGCGTGCTCGACCATACGGCCATCACCACCAACCCGCGTTACGCTGTGGTCAATGGTGGCTTGATGAACCCGCGTGAGCTTCTCGACAACCGCCTCGGCGGCATCGTGAACGTTCGCCGGCCGGACAGCGTCGCGCCGTTCGTGCAGAACCCGCTGAACCCGTACGTCTTCCAGACGATGAACGTCCTCGACGCCAAGAACGAGAAATCGACTGGCATCTCTGCGCTCTCTCAGGGCCAGAACAAGGACGC